GAGTCCGGTGCGGTGTAATCGGTTCGTGATGGTGCGATTACGTTCAAGCCTTCTAATGCTTTGACGACTCGATGCCCTAGCATGCCCTCAGCGCCTAGAACCAGAATCTTCATAGCAAACCTAAGTCCTTTGCTAGTTCGTGCACCTGCGCCGAACCTCGCGCCTTTACGGATGGGTTTTGTTGCCCTCCGCTCATTGTCAGTCTGTCAGCTCCGGTGTCAAAGATGATTCTCTCGGTCGGTGAGTTGAAGGGACGCACGATGCCCTTAGCAACCGCCTTGACCATTAGTGCCCAGTCTGGGTATTGGAAGTTGTAGTCAAACCCGCCTGCCTCGAGGTAGAGGTCTTTCCGCATTGGTTCTGCGCCTGGCATTGTGAAGCGGTGCGGGATTGTGCCAGCATCCCAGTAGCCTCGCCAGACGTGTCCGGTTTGTTTGACGACTAGCGAATCGATAAGCAGGTTGTAGCCTTCGCGGTCGGCCTGATCGATAGTGTCTAGGGCTGCGGGCAGAAACACGTCATCGACGTTGCAGATTGCTATCCAGTCACCGGTGCTCTGCCTTATTGCGTAATCCCATAGTCGGTAGTCCTGAGCCTTGAGCCAGTGCGTTTGTATCGGGATGTCGGTCTTTAGATTATGTAAACCTTTGTTTTGTTCGTCCGTCACCAGAACAATCTCGTCTGGTTGTCGGTTCAGTCCGTGAACGCCATCGAGCCAGCGATCTAGGAAATCGCCGTAGCCTTCTCCCCAGATTGCGAGCGGCAGACTAATTCGCGTCAAACTTCGACTTCCAGAATGGCAGCCAATACCTATCCCAGACCTTATCCACGTCAAACTCTTTAGCAAAAGCCAGAGATGGCTCTGATAGGCCACGAGGTGCGTTGTAAGCCTCTTTGAGTGCTTCCACGATAGATTGCACGAACGGGATACTAAAGAACGCTCCCTGCGCCTCGTCCCAGAATGGTTGCCCTCCGACTATCCAAGAATCCTCACCTGCTAAGTCTTGCGTTGCAGCGAAGCCCGAAGTGATGACTCTCGTCCCGCAGGCTTGCGCCTCAACAACTGGCACGCCGAAGCCCTCGCCATAGGACGTTGCAAGTAGCGCATCTGAAGCCGTGTAAACCGCTGCTAAGAATTCTTGCGGGTATCCGGTGCGGAGGATGTCGCTGTCTGCCATAAGCACGCAACTCTGATCGAGTCCGCAGGCTTTCAGTAGTCGCGGGATGTCGAATCCGCCGAATGCTTTGTTTGGCTCCATGTGCAGGTAGAGATAGCTGTTCGGGTATTCCTTGCGGAACATTCCGAAGGCCAGGAACTGCTCGGCCAGAGATTTTCTGTGAATTTGACCGTTAGCTTTGTTGGCCTGCACCATCGAGACTAGGAACGCATCCTCTGGGACTTGTAGATACTCTCGCGTTGGCATCCCTAAATACTCGTCGGTTGGCTTGAATACTTTTGTGTCCACCGCGTGCGGAATGTAGGTCGAGTCGATACCGGCATCTTCTAGTTGCCTCTGGCCGTGCGGACTCATGGTGACTGGCGTTACCTGGTCGCGCAGTAGGAACTTAGCAACCTGCGGAGGTAGCGTGATGTGATCGAGCGGAACCCAGCTAATAATCTCGCCATCGAACTTGAGGTTGTTGTAAACCCAGACATCGTAAAGCGTGAATAAGTAGTTCTTGAGCGTAGGGAACGCTGAGGTGAAGTCTTTGTGCCATAGCTGCATCACGTCCTCGCTGTAGAGAACCTGACCTCGCGGGTAATGCTTTACGTCTCCGTGCTTTGTTCTTATTGTGTCCACGCGACCTTCGAGGCCGTAGTTGGAAAGATTGGCTACTTTGATGCCGTGCTTGAGTAGTTTCTCGGCTAGATACTTTCCCTGCACGCCGTAGCCGGTCGATGAGCCGATTGAGTTTGAGGCGAGTGAGACTGCGCCTTGCATTTTGTAGGTTGCCATGTTGTTACTCTAACAAAAAAAGACCGGCCCAGCGGAACCTACAACGCTGAGCCGGTCGGCTTTTGTGGTAACGACTAAGCGTGTACCAGGTACTTCACGTGGCTGGCGTGCGTGAGCTTGCCGTCCATGCGGTAAGTAAAGCGGTATGCAGTTACGTCGTTTGCGAAGTACGCGTCAGACGAAGTTGCAACCTCAAGACCGGTGGTTACGATCTTGTAGCTTGGGAAGTGTCCGAATAGGACGGACTTTGCACCAGTGCCTACGTCAGCCATTGCTGGGTTCTCAAAGATTGGGAATCCTGCAAAGTTGTCTGGCGCACCTACGTTTACGGTGTAGAGGTACTGGTTGTTGTCGTCCTTGAGCTTCCTCATAACGCCCAGGGTCGAGGTGTTACCCATGTAGCCGACACCTGGCAGACGACGTGCTGCACCGTCCAGTGAGAACTGGAGGTCGATGAGCTGGTCTGCGGTGAAGGTTGTGGTTCCACCAGTTACACCGGAACCTGCTGCGACAACAATGCCCTCAGTCTCGGTTGAACCGGTACCGACGGTTGCAAGGTCGTTGATCTTGAAACCGATAGCGTTACCTGCCTGCTCAGCGATGACGGACTCGATGTCGAATCCAGCGTCGTCGATCAGCTCGTTAGCAACCTGCACGATGAAGCCAATCTTCTTAGGCGTAACTAGGACGCTGTCGAAGGTTGGGTTGCTCTCGGCAATTGCTGAACCAGCTGCGTACTGAGTAGCAGTTGAGTAAGCGGTGTAAGTAGGGATGCGAAGTGACTCGCCCGAGGTACGGGTGATCACGTCGGATACGTCCAGCATTGGACCGACTAGGCGGGCAAGGCCGTAAACCTGGTCAAGGAATCCTACTGGGACGGTAGCGGTTGCTGGAATCAGCGCACGCTTCTCTGGTGCGAATGTGTGTGAGCGAACCTCGCCACGTGCAAGTGCACGGAATACGTCGGCATCGCTCTTCTTCTCTTCTGCTGGAACAAAGCCCTTAGCAGCCTCAGCTACCTCAAGCTTGCGCTCTTCGGCGCGCTGTGCAGTCGCAATTGACTCTGCAGCGCGGTCCATGTCGGCCTCAATGCGACCGATCTTCTCTAGCTCAGCAGCGTCTAGTCCGCGAGACTCGGCCTCAGCCGACTCGATAACGTCCTTCATCTGCTCGTAGAGGTTAGCGCGGAGTTCCTGCTGGCTCTTGATGAACTCAGACAATGTTTTCTCCTAATTGGTTAGTTATTCGTAATGCGGCGCTAACGCTCAGCAAACACGGCAGAGCTAACTCACTTCCGTTATGTAAAGTTTACCGCACCGAGTGCAACCAAAAAGAAACCCTCCGGCGAAAGATAACCGGAGGGAAGAAACGCAGCTTGGCAGCCTACGCCAACAGGGGAACTAGCGCGTCTCGGCTGGCTTGGTTACACGCGTTTCTTTTTTTGCGGGCCGCTCGAATGGCGTGCCATCCTGCACCTTGCCGTCGCCGTCGCCGTCTTTGGCTTCTAGCTTGTAAGGTACGTCGGAGTCCAGGCTGACGATCGCTGCTGCCCATTGGTCAGCTAGGTCTGCGATTGCGCCGGAAGTAGGGTTGCCTGCAACCTCGAGGATGGCTGCCTTGATTTCATCGAAAGTAGCCATTAGAGAACCTTCTGTAGTAGTGCAAGTTTCTGCTTTTTGAGTGCGAGCATAGCAAGGCTGTTATTTGCCTCTGGAGCTTCCTCTGCCTCTGGTGAAACTGAGTCGATTACCTTTGTAAGCAGGTTGCGGTCGTCGCTAGTGATTTCCTCGCCTTGCTCTAGTTTCATAAGTGCGTCAGCTAGTGCATCGGCATCTACCTCGGCACGCTTAGCCAGCTTGTCGAGTCCACGAACCTGAGCGGTTCCGTTGGTTGCTGGGTAAGCAGGGAAAGCTACTAGGGAAACTTCGTGCAGTCTGACGGACTTGAGTGTTCTCTCAGTTCCTTCACCGTTCCACTCGTCGCCTCCGCGACCTGGGATTGTGAAGCCGAAGCTAAATCCTGATACGTCTCCGCGCCTAATAAGTTCCTTAGCGTCGCGTCCGTGTGTTGTATTTGGCAGTGAAGCCTCGACGTGCAGTCCTCGGTCGTCCTGAGTCAGCGTCAAAGTTCCTGCGCGGGTCGAACCCATAACCGCACCTGTGTCGTGATTCCAGAGCAGTTTGATGTCATTACGGGACTTTAGTGAGCGAGTGAATGCGCCAGGTGCGATGACCTCGGTGAACCCGCCTAGATTCTCTGATCGTGAGTTGAACAATGCGGCGTAGCCAGTCAGCGTCATCTGGTCGCCATCTTCGCGGAGTTCTAGTCCGTGCTCGAACTCGCGTGTTTCCAACTTGCTCAATGTTTCGCCTTCCGTGCGGCCTTCATTTTCTGCTTCCAGTCTAGCAACTACGCCTTCAGCATAGGTCAATGCACGCTGGGCAGAGCGACGTGTTCCTCCGCCTCCCCAAAGTGCGATTGCGACTACGCCTGGACTTGGATAG